AATGTAATTTTGTTAAAATCTCATTATATAAATTCTCCTTTTAAATCCATGTGTTTAGAACGTGAAATTAATATAATGCCAAAATAGTCTTTTTTCGGTTTTCCTATAAACTCCTTTCAAATATTTAAAGAAAACCGACATTTTAGAATGCTTTTTAACGTATAACAGCGGTTCAAATATAAAAAGAAATAATTATTTATAAAAAGGAAGGGATAGTATAGTCATGGAAGATAATAAAAATAATGAAAATCTTAATACAGATAAGAATAGCAAGCAAGTAGAAGGCGAAAAGAAAGAAACTTCTAAAAAGGAAGGAGCAGGCGGAAAAGAAACATCTGCAACATATACAGAAGATGAAGTTGCAAAGAAAATCAAAAATGCAGAGGATGAGTTACATAAAAAGTATGCTAAACAGATAGAAGAATTACAAGGGCAGATTAAGAAGTTATCACCTGTTGAAAAATCCCAGAAAGAAATTGAAATGGAAAAACGTATTGCAGCTCTGGAGAAATCTGAAAAGGATATTGCGGAAAGAGAAAGAAAGATTGCTGTACAAGAAAAATTATCAGAAAATGGACTTGATAAGGGATTAGCTGACTTTTTAAAAGATGATGCAGATGTAGACAAATTATCATCTCTTGTTGATGAAATTATTAAAGGGAAAATGAAAGCAAATGGTTATAAACCTTTGGATCATGGTTCCGATGATAAGGTCCCTCTTGAAGAGTTTAACAAATGGCCGTATTCAAAGAAGGCAGATTTCGTGGAGAAACATCCAGAAGCTTACAAGAGATTAAGAAGTAAAAAGTAAATATCGTTTATAAGACAGTCTGATTCTGAAATATGGATTAGACTTTTATATTGGAAAAAATTAAGAAAGAAGGTAAAAATTTATGGCAAATACAATTGTAATTCCAGAACTTTTCTCAGAAGCTGTCAATGCCAAAATGGATATTGCGCTTCGTGTTGGCAGACTGGCAACTGATATGAGTGACTTAGCTGAGGATATTCGGACTTGTGGGGACACGATTCATTTCCCAACGTTTGATCGCATTTCAGACGCTGCAACGGTTGTGAAAGGTACACCTCTTGTACCAGAAGAAGTAAACATGAGTGATTCAGTTGCGAAGATTAAGCAGGTTGGAAAGTCTGTACGAATTTATGATAAGGATTCAATCCAAGTTAAAGGTGCTATGAAGGATAAAATGGCAGCTCAGATGGGAGACGTGATGGCAAAATCTGTAGATACTGATTTGATCAAAGAAATGGATAATAATGCCGTATATAAAGTTGCCTCACCTACATTATCCATTGCAGCGATAGAGGATGCATTTGACTGTTTTGGTGATGATGTTGATTCAGCAAGCTTCGCTGGAATCTTAATCAATCACAGGCTGAGAAAAGAATTTACTTCTATGGATGAATTTATTTCTATTTCCAAAACATATGCAAAGGATAGAAATGGTGTCGTTGAAAATGGTGTTATTGGGCACTGGCTTGGCGTGATTCCAGTTATTATTTGTGACAACAATACATATGATACAAACTTGATGGAATGTAAGACATATTTAGTTAAAAAGGATGCGTTAGGTGTAATCTGGCAGAAAGAAGTTACGATTGAGGAAGAAAGAGAAGGAAAGCTGTTAGCAACTGATCTAATTGCTAGTGCCTTATATGCAACTAAGTTAATGAATACAAAAGGATGCGCTATCATTCGTAAAACAATTGCTTAATCATTTCAAACTGGTTTTCATGACCAGTTTTTTTCTACACATGGGATGCAATTATAAAGTAATATGTTGCATCCCATTCTTTTAAGAAAATTATATTTTTGCGAAAGGACACGATACATGTTATCAAGATTTGATCTAAAGGATTACAGACTACAGAGAGAACTGTCATTGCGGGATGTTGCCAGATACTGCAATGTGTGTCATGAACTGATTGGACAGGTTGAACGTGGCGTTGTAAGCGTTACGAGACATAATCATGATGAGATTGTACATGGTATCAATGCTGCATCACAGGCTAAAGCATACGGAACGTTTGAAGCTGATAAAGAAAAAGAGAAAATGGAAGAAAAAGCAAGGATGGAACAGATAAAAAAGGAAAAGCAGGAGAAGCAGACAGCTAAAAAGCCTGGAAGAAGATCTCTTAAAGCTGATATGACAAAAAAATCATAGATTAATACCATGGTATTGAAATTAGGATTTTATGGAATCACAAACAAAAGGAGAAAGATATTTGAACAATTTAATGATTTTTGAGGAACATAAAGTTGAAGTTTTTGAATTAAATGGACAAGTGTTATTTAATCCTAAACATGTAGGAAAATGTTTGGAACTTACTGATAGTGCGGTGAGAAAGGCTATTAGTAATATGACAGAAAAACAGGTTATTAAACTGAAAAATTCGGATGTGAAAGAAAGTAACATCCGAAAATTAAATAACGCAGGTGAAAACTTTCTTACAGAAAGCGGTGTATATAAGTTAGTTTTTAAAAGCAATAAACCAAATGCTGAAGCTTTTACAGACTGGATTGCAAATGAAGTATTGCCAGTTATCCGCAAATCCGGCGGTTATGTAAATAATGATGATTTATTTATAGACACTTATTTGTGTCATGCAGATGAATCTACAAAACAAATGTTCAAAACTACTTTGTCTGTTGTTAGAAAACAAAATGAGATTATCGAAAAGCAGAAGAAAGAAATAGAGCATAAGGAAGATGTGATAATTGGTCTTGTAGATGATATTACACTTGCTGAAAAGAGGCAGATTCTTAACCGGGTGGTCAGATACAATCATGCAAATTACCGTGAAAGATGGGCAGCACTGTACAGGGAATTTGAGAACAAATACCATATTAACCTTCAGTATAGATTTGATACTTATAATGAAAATCATAAGCCAAAGTGCAAAGGCAAACTGGATTATATAGATAAAGTTATGGATAAGATACCTGAGTTATACGATATTGCAGCGAAGTTATATGAGAATGATGTAAAAGCGTTAGTAGAAGAAATGTACAGTATAGCAAGCTGAATATGTGAGGGAAGCATTTATAATTAAAAATTTTAGAAGGATGAATTGATTAGATGGAAAAACAGAACAAAAGGAAAACATGGGGGCCTGTACCTAGATATATGGGCGTAGTTACAAAATATAACAGTGAAGAAGGATATGGATTTATCCAGGGCTATGAAGATGGGGGAAGTTACTTTTATCACGTTTCGCAGTTTGTAGATGATGTACCAGAGCGCGGCATGGTTGTAGAATTTGCATTATATGAAAATAAGAAAACGGGGAAACTGTGCTGCAGCAACTGTCTTGTTGTAGAATCTCCAGAGCGCAGAAAACGGAGATAAAAGGGTATGGCTGTAGAATGATGGAGAAATTTAATTGAATAAAAAATTAGACTGGGAAAAAGACTGTGTAAGTTTACCATATTATAACTTGATGCTAGAGGTTACAAGGAAATGTAATCTTACATGTGAACATTGTATGCGTGGAGAACCACAAAATATTGATATGTCAGATGAAATATTGGAAAAGGTATTCAGCCAGGTAAAACAGATATATCATTTATCATTAACAGGCGGTGAGCCGTTCCTTGCCCCTGATGTTATAGAAAAAATGGTTGATATAATCATTAAAAAGAAAATACATGTGGTGAGATGCACAACAGTAAATAATGGAACAATTTTAAATGATCTTGGAATCAGGTGTATAAAAGCACTGAACCGTCTGGCAGATTATATATACAATTCTGTATGGGATGAAGAGGCTAGAAATAATCCGAAAGAATCACAGCCTGTTTCAATATCTATATCAAATTCGGTATATCACAAAAATGATGTTGAGAAAGCAATCGGATTTTACAAGTCATATTCCAGTCAGTATGTGAATGTAGATGATCAGGGAAACTGGGAAACAGGATTGAAAGATAAGCATGGAAATGTGATAAAAAATAAAGAAATAAAATCTATGGGATGGCTGAAAAAAGAAGGAAGGGCGAAGGAAAACAACCTTAAAAATGCTAAGTACATGACAGGCGCATATATGGTGGATGTCTTGAGCATGGGAGAAGAAAACGGGGCTTATATAGATTCAGGGATTCAGGTATGTGCGAATGGCAATGTTGTTCTGGAGGAACCGCTGTCTTTTGAGACGATGGACAGAGTAAATATGGGGAATATTTTAAAAGAGCCGATTTCATGCATGATTTATAAATGGAACTGGATGGAGCCGTTAAGAAGAAATGAAGTTGCTGAATACTGCAGCAATATGACAACACTTGAAAATCCTAATATTTCTGATGGAAGACGGGCGGAATTAGAGATGCGGAATACTTATCTTGACCTAAAAAAATATGTGCATGTTGAAGTCCATAAAGACTATCCGTATTTATCCCGTACTGATGCTGCAGTGGGAGCAATGGCTGTGCTGGCCCTGATACTTTGTCAGGAATTAAAAGATATTGAGCCTGGGGCAACAGAACAAAAAATAATAGATCTGGTTATAGAGGATGAATTTACTGACGAGGGTTCTGTAAAATTTACTAAAAATGATCTGAAGAAAATAATCGATATTCTCGCTGATAAAAATTATAAAAAAGCTGTGCAGGAAATGAGCATTATGGATTATATCAAATACATGTTAAAGCTGAAATCAAAAGAGAAGAAATATTTTGCCAATATTAAGGGGTGTGTGTATGAAAAATAAAGACAGAATTTTTATGGGAGTCTGTTTAGGGATGCCATTAGGTTTAGCTGGCATGATAACAGGCTCTTTATCTGCATTAATTTTTAATAAGATGTTAGGAAACAGGAAATATGGGAAGAAAACCAAAAGAATCAGGTGAAAAGTCAAGCAGCAATGGTGTATGGGGTAAATCAGTTTCTAAAGAAAAGTCAATTTATGCGACACTGAAAGAGATCACAGGAACAGATTTGAAGGCGTATTATATCATGTACCTTTATTGTCCTGAATATCTGAAAGAAGCTGATAGAAAACCAGTTAAGGATTTTGAGGATCTGAAAAGCCGTTATAAATGTTTTTCTGAAACGATTACAGAAGATATTTGCAAACGATATATCATGGAACAGGGATGCCAGACAGCGGTTAAGTGGCTGTTAAAACGTCTGCATCAAAAGAAAATGATAGAGTTATATGATACATATTACAAAAAGGCTCTGGATGGAGATGTACAGGCTTTCAAGGCATGGCAGGATTTTTCAGACAAATTTTTCAAAGAAGATAAGGAAAATGAACTGACTAAATTATTGAATAAAATCCCAGACTATGATCTGGAAAAAGATGAAGAAAATTACGAGTATACCTATGAAGAATAAATTACTATATGAAAGTTTTTATATACCAAAACAGTAACAGAATAGATTTGAATTATAAGCTGCATGATGGGGTGTTCCTGTTATGCAGTTTTTAGCTGTAAAAAGGTGGTGAGAAATGACCAAAGAAGAAAAATTGAAACGCATTGTTGATGATCCTCTTCTCTGGATTAAATATTTTTGTGTGATAGTTGATAAGGAAGGACGTAAAGTATCATTTGAGCCTACATATCACCAGAAGCTTTTGTCAAAGAATTTTGGAAAATTTAATCTTGTGGCAAAAAGCAGACAGCTGGGGGTAACAAGTTTTGCATTGGCGTATTCCTTATATCTCACACATACAGAAGAAGATACAGTTTGCATGATTATGAGTTATTCTATGGATACAGTAGACATAGTTTTTAAGAAGCTGAAAGCTATGTATGATGACTTGAATCCGGCAGTAAAGATTAAAGATGTTGCGAATAACAGAAAAGAACTCATACTTGAAAACAGAAGCAGAATCATTTGCTGTGTATGTGGATCAAAAGATGCTGCAAGGGGAAGCACGCTGAGGTATGTCCATTTAACAGAAGTTGCATTTATGGATGATGATAAATTGAAAAATCAATTAGTTGCCATTGAAGCCGCTTTGCGTCCGGATGGGCAGATGGTGCTTGAATCAACAAGCCGTGGGATGAATATGTGGTTTGAGCTATGGATGAAGGCAGTGCATAAGGAATCGCAATATAAGCCGTTTTTCTTTTCATGGGTTGATGATAAACACTTATTTGCAAAAGAATATGAGGAAAATTCAGAAATTTATAAAAATAGAAACGGACGGTATCTTACAATCGATGATCTGGATGAGGAGGAACTTGCATTGTATCATAAAATGGATGGTCAAAATAATCCGCTTGCCATAATGAAATTGATGTGGCGGAGGATGAAAATAGCTAATATAGGATTGGAAAAATTCAGACAGGAATATCCGTCTAATGCAATGGAGAGCTTTCTTGTATCTGGTAATAATATCTTTGACTTACAGTCTATACAGTCACGTCTGAATTATGTCGATGATACACCAAAATTAGAACTGCCTAAGAAGTTATTTTCTGTTTTGAATAAATGGAAAAACAGTATTACAATCTGGAAGTATCCACAGCCTGGTAAAAAATATTTTGGCGGCGTGGACACAG